TTTATTTTGGTATTAACTACTGTGTACGTAGTTGCATTCCCGAATTAGGAGATTATGAGAATGTATGATATAATATATATAGAATGAGAAATATAATTAAGGGGGAATATATATGAGTAAAAAATGCCCTGTTTGTAATCAGCAGTCAGAGCTAGTCTATTCAAACAATCCTTTAGCCCAACCTATTTGTTACGATTGTGCTGAAGATATGATAGATTCTAACAATCTAGAACATGCTGATTTTTTCTGTAGAACGTATAATATACCTTTTAATCCAGATAAATGAATAAAAATGATAGAAAAAGATGAAGACAATGTTATTAGGAGTTATATAAAATACTATGTAGAAATAGATGAAAACCCTAAATATACAACTTCAACTAGAGATGTTTGAAAGAAAGCAAATAAAGAATGAGAAAGAACTATTACGCATTCTCAACTGTTAGAAAATATGGAAGCAGTTAAGAAAGACTTTGTAAAACGCGGAGAAGTTAAGTGAGGACCTGATTATACTTTTGAAGAATTAATTCAATTAGAGAATTTATTTTCGACAACTATTGCGGCCTTTGATATTAACAATCCGATGCAAATCGACTCAATTAAAAAAGTTTGTAAGCTTTCAGTAATGATTGACAAATCTGTGCAAGAGAAAAATATTAAAAAAATTAAAGACCTTTCTGAGTCTTATAATAAATTTATTAAAACAGCTAAAATCGATGAAATGATTGAGTCTTCACAAGGAGATGTTTTAAGAACTGTTGCTGATTTGGCAAACTATATAGAAAAAGAAGGTTTTGAATTTGAATATTATGATAATTACGAAAGAGATGTAGTTGATACTACAATTAATGATATTAAAGAGTATTTAAGAACATTGGTGTTAGAGTCAACTGGTCTTGAACAAACTCTTGAAACAATTAAAAGAGGTTACGAGAAAAAGAAGCACGATGACGCAAATGAAAAGGCTACTGAGGAATTTTCTCTTGAGGATGCTTATTCACAAGCTAAAGAAGATTTTAATGAGGAAATAGACAACGAGTTAGACAGTGAAGGCATCACTGATGAAGACCTTGAGTAAAAGTATATCAGAAGTAAATGAAATGCCTATTGAAATTAATGATTATATTGAGTTCTTAAATGATACGGATGAAACTAGAGATAAAATGGTAACTAAAAACCGTATTGATAAAAATATGGACAAATGAGTTGAAACAATTAATATGTTTCTAGTCTATCCAGATAAATTAGTTGATATGATGGTTGCTGAAGAATCTACTTTTAATTTATTCTTTGCACAAAGAATAACATTAAGAGCAATGGCAAGACATAGACAGTCTTTTCACACTTATTCACGTGGTTTTTCAAAATCATTCCTCGCTTTTTTATCAAGATATATATTTACAATGTTAACACCAAGACATAGATCGTTTATTGTTGCAGGCAGTAAAAAACAGGCCGCACAGATTGCTAAAGAAAAAGTTGAAGGTGATTTATGGGTTAAGTTCCCGCTATTGGAAAATGAAATGCAAAAAACACGTAGAGGCGGACAAGTTAAAAACGCTTATGTGCTAGGCGGTGACTATGCTGAATTTAGATTTACGCATGGTGGGGTATTCGACGTTGTAGGTTCAGGATCTGGTGTTCGTGGTGGACGTAGACACTCAGGTATTTTTGAAGAGGTTATTGACCACGATCCAAGAGAAATTAATGAGCGTATTATTCCGCTAATGAATAAAGAAAGAGAAACTCATTTCGGAAAAATTAATCCAAATGAGCCTCATAGTAGTAAAATATTCGTCACAACTGCTGGTTATCAAGGAACATTCGCTTATGAAAAATTATTGGAAACTGTATGTTATTCGGTTATTGATCCCGATAAATATATGGTATTAGGCGGCTCTTATGAAATACCACTAAGACATGGCCTGCTTGATGCTCAACAAATGAGAGAAAATATATCATCTCCAAGTTTTGATGATGACTCAATTGATAGAGAGTATCGTTCTAAATGAAGTGGTTCACCAGTAGGGGCAGCATTTACAACTAATAGAATTGAAGATTTAAGAAAAGTTATTAGAGCTGAAAGAAAAGCCAGAAGCAGAGATGACGGTTCGTTTTATGTGGTTAGCGCCGATATGGCGAAAGATGGTTCAGCAAATACAGCTGTAGTAGTATATAGAGTTTTACCAAAAGACTATTCATTTGTTTACACAACCGTAAACATGTTTGAAGTAAAAAGTACAAATTATGAGCAAGTATCATTAGAATTGAAAAAAGCAATTGAAGATTATAATGTTAGAATTTTCATTTATGATGCTAACGGTATTGGCGCCGCACTTAGGGATTGGCTTAATAAAGACCAATTTGACGAAACTTCAAATCAAGTTATTCCGGCTTTAGGAATTATAAACCCTCCTGAAAGTTCTAAAAGTGATATTAAGAAAACCAAGAAAGATAGAGAGTTATGTTATGAAATTAAAGCAAGCGGGCAAACTGCTGGTAATATTCATAAAATATTCTTTTCTAAAATTGGTTCAGGCAGTGTAAGGTTTTTAATTAAAAGCGCAGCTGCAGTTGAAAAATATCAACAATACAAAAATTTCTTATCTGCTTCTTCTGCTAAGAAGAAACAGAAGTTAAAACCATACTTTGTTATGGATAAACTACAAGAAGAAATGAGAAACTTAGATGTAGTTGATGTTAGCGATAATGTAAATCCAAACCAGTTAAAAGTAAAAAGAAGAAGTAGTAAAATACAAAAAGACTTCTTTTCCGCAGCTGAATATGGAATTTATGCAGTTCATAATTATATAGAAGTACCTTATTATACTAAAAAACAAAGAAAGAAACGAAATGTAGCAGATTACATAATGCATTCTAACTAGGAGGTGAAGTAATGGCAGATGAAATTAAAAATGAAACTTCACATCACATAGAGAGAAAAGTTGGAAGTTTTAGAAATTATTCTAAGAAAATGAATAAAGTTTATTCCGGAGAAAGAAGATTAGGGAATAAAATGGAACATACAACAGTTAGTAGAAGATATTTTAATATAAATACTAAAAATGATTTAGAAAAACTCCTGGAAAGGGCATATACAAATTCTGTAGATGCGGCTGATGTATCATCTACACTTGCTAGTTTAGACGCAAACTATAGTAAGATTATCTCATATTTTGCGAATATGTTTTATACTAGATATACTGTTTTACCAATTTTACTAGACAAGACGAAAGATGTGCAAAGTGAAGAATATATGGAAAAATATAACAATATGATAGAGTCAGTTGACGGAATGAATTTAGAAAGTTTAGTCCCTGAGATTTTAAAGGAATTATTTATTAAAGGTTCTGTTTATTTTTACGGACAGAAAACCACTTCTAGTAACACAGTTTCAGTATTGATTTTACCAAATGAATATTGTAGAACCATTTATAAAACAAATCAAGGTACAAAAGCTATTGAATTTGATACATCATATTTTGATCAATTTATGAAAGAAGATAGAGAAAAAGTCTTTGGAATATTTCCAAAAGAATTTAAAAAAATATTCGATGAAAATGTGGCAGATAGAGCAACAAATAGGTGAATGCCTTTAGAACCTCGCCATGCAAGTTCTTTATATGTAAATGACGCAGAAATGCCGCCATTTTTAAAAGCATTAGAGGGAATACTTGAATATGAAGGTTTTAGAGCAAATGAATTAAAACGCAGTGATAATAAATTGAAAAGCATTTTAATTCATAGAATCCCAATTTATGAAGATATGCCAATATTTGAAGTTGAAGAGGTAGCGTCTATTCAAGAGGCTATTAACAAAATCACCAAGAGACATGATGGCTTAGAAACAATTACAACATTTGGCGAGTCTGAGCTAATAAGATTACAGGAAGAAAGCTCTGTAGAAAACAAACAAATAGGACAATCGTATAATACTTTATTTAATTCAGCTGGTTTAAACTCAACAATTTTTACAGGCGAAAGTGATAAAGCGTTAGATATAAATCAATCAGCTGATCAAGCTTTTGTTTGAAAGTACTTGACAGAAATAAATACATATATGAATGTTTTGGTTAATAACTTGTATAAAAGCAAGTTCAAACCGTTCCAAGCCGAAATAAGATTGCTTCCAATCACAATTGCTAAAGAAGCAGACCAAGTTAAAACTTATCGTGAAAACGCTAGTTTTGGACTAGGAAGAATGGAAGCAGTAGTATCAACAGGTATTAAGCAAAAACATTTAAGTGACAGAGGCAAATTAGAACATGAACTTGATCTAGATAGTCTATTAAAACCTCTTGCTTCATCGCATACACAAAATGCGGCGAACGAAGGAGACCATGACGATGATAGTGGTCGTAATAATGATATAGATGGTCAAGCTGATGATGACTCAGGAACGGGAGACAATAAAGACAGAGGTGAGGATAATGCAAATTAACACAAGCATTCCCGCAGAGATTCAAAAAATTCCTCACAGTTCTTTCAATGAACAAGCAATAAATGAATTTGTAACGCATTGCAAGTTAAAGGTGTTTTATATAGGGGAGACAGCAGATAAAAGAATGTTTACAGAAGACTTTTCAAATAAGTTAATTAAAACATTACCACAAACCCCTGTTGTCGCTCATTATAGTAAAGAGGACGATGACTTTAAAGCCCATCATGCGGAGCAGTCAATTTATGGATATGTTCCAGAATCTTCTGATATTGAATTTAAAGAAGAGGATGGGAATACTTGAGCGTTTACAGATATTGTGTTGTTTACAGGAAGAGAAGATAATATAGGTGAGGTTGCTAATAAAATTATTGGCAAACAACAATCACTTGAATTAGACCCTAATACGATTGATTACAAATTACACAAAGATGGCAAAGGAAGAATTGAAAAAATTGAATTCTTAGATGGGTCATTAAGTGGAATTAGTGTCGTTGGAGATAGTGAAAATCCTGCATTTACTGGTTCTGAATTCTTTACTAATAAAGATGATGAATTTAAAGAAATGTTTAAGAATTTTACTAGTAAAATTGACGACATGTTTAGGAATTCAAGTAAAAATGGAGGTGTAGAAATGAAATTTTTAGAAAATTTCTCTAAGAAGATCACGCCTAAAATGCATAAGTATCTTCAAGACACTTATGATGAACTTCAGGCAGAAGTTATTGAAGAGCTATTTAGTCAAAATGAAAATGCAATGTCAGTCCAAGTTGGAACTGATTTTGTAGTTTATTTAGATTTTAGCGACTATAGCTTTTATAGAGTTAACTACTCAAGAAATGAAGGCGAAGGCGAAGAACCAGACACTATTCAGTTCGATGAACCGGTTTTAGTTAAACCAAGATATCTTACTGAAAGTGAAATTGATGCGGCAGACTCTATTCGCAGTCAAATGTCATTAAAACAAGATGGAGACGGAAAAACACCAGGAGCTGAAGAAGATGACAAAACCACACTTACTGAAAGTGAGTTGGAACAAATTGAAGAAGATCGACAAAAACTCGAAGAATACAAAGCAAAAATCGAAGAGCTAAATACTAGTATTGAAGAAAAAGATACAGTTTTAGACAAGTATAAACTAGAGGAAAAAAGAGAGCTTCTTAAAGAATCAAAAGAATTAGTTAGTGAAGAAGACTTCAAGTCTATTGAAGAAAAAATCGCTGATTATACAACTGAAGATCTTGAGGTAAAACTAGATGTTGCTATTGCTAAAAAAGTAAGAGCAGAAAGAAAGAAAGAAAATAGTGATAACTTTACTCCAAGAAACTTTACAAATAGTACAAAAACTAAAAAAGACAGTTTTGATAAATTCGACAATTTTGTCGAAACATTCAAAGACAAAGAATAAAAAAATAGAGGTGAGAATTAATGAATATTTATGACCTATTACCAGAGTTTAAGGTATTAGAAATAAACAAAATGGTAGCTCTACACAATGCGCATAATATCGCACAAGTACCTACTAAAACACAAACAAAAACAGTCGGTGAAACTAAATTCGTTGAAAACGGATATGTATATTTCCTAGAAGTAGGAGCAGTTAGTGGTGAGCTAGAACTAGTAACACCAACAGACGCGACTTCAAAAGCAACCCCATTCTTAATTTATACAGAGGAACTTTTTGATGGCTATAGTAACGAACTTAGACATTATGCAACTGAGTTTGATGCAGATGATGTTGCCTATGTTAGAGGATTAGCAATATATGTAGGTGATGTATTTACAACAAATAATATAGACGCTATAGCAACAGGGCTTTATTACCTAGCATCTGACGGATCATTTACAAGCACAGAGCCAGACGTATATACTGGTCCCGTTTTTCACGGATTAGCTAGTACACTACCAGACGGAGAAACTGACGCAGTTGAACTAACACTCGTCCGTTTCCAATAATAAGAGGTGAATAATATATGGAATTAAAAACATTAAAACAACACATTAAAAAAGCTGCATCTATGCAACCAAGTGTAGCAAATTTCAGTGATGCACAAAGTGCTGCTAAAAACGCCCTTATTAAACATTTTGGCTTAGAAGATGCTAGCCTTCGTGATATCAGAGAACACAAATATCAAATTTTTAGAATTATTGAAGAAACTATAGATGAAGTTGTTCCTCAAAACATTAAAAATAGAACAGGTGATTTTTCAGAAATTAGACAATTCGCTAGAGACGAAAGTGTAACTTTCGACATTAAAACTTCTCATAACTCAAAGCGTAGAATGTATAAAGCAATTCAACGTGGAGCTAGAGGAGGCTCTTATAGAGCATACAAAGTAGATGGATATGACTTACATATGAGAACTCAAACAGAGTCAGTTGGTTATATGATTACTCTAGAAGATATCCTAACAGGAAATAGAACTATTCAAGAGTTAGTAACAATTCTTGCAGACGCATGAGTTGAGAAAATCTATGTTGAAGTGTTCCAAGCACTTTCTACAGCTGCTGCAGTTGCTCCAGATGTAAATCAAATGACTGATTTATCATTAACTGGTGCGTATAACGAATTAGACAAAATCATTAGCATTATTAAAGCATATGGACAACCAAGAATTTTAGGTTTTTCTAAGCATATTTCACAACTTGATAATTCAGTTGCAAGTGGAAGTGTTTACGCAGAAGATGACTTAAATGACATTCGTAATCAAGGGCATGTTGGAAAATACAAAGGAACACCTATTGTAGAGCTTCCTAATTATCTTATTGATGCTACAAATGAAAACTGGTTATTCAGTGAAGATGTTATGTTTATTCTTCCTGCTAATGAAAAACCTGTTAAAGTAGCTTTCCAAGGAGACAGCTATACAAAAGATACAGAACATACTCATGGGGGAGTTCAGTATGATAACCACAGAATGATGGGCGTAACAGTACTGTTTAACAACTCTATTGGTAGCGTAAACTTTTCATAAATAGAAAAATAATAGCCTAGGAGACTTTGCCGGTCTCCTAGAATTATAACTACTTAAGGAGTGGTAAAATGGCAAATTTAAAACAACAAATAAAAATTTATAAAAAAGTACCGGGAACTCTTGCTATGACTTTTAAAGATATTGAGAATTTTCAAAATGAATTAACTTTCTCAATTCCAGCAAAACAAGAATTTAGAAGAATACCAATGAGATATGTGGTAACAATGTTTGAGGTTCCTAATACTCTAGAAGGGTATAAAAAAGGACTTTGGAGCATGGACGAAAATGATAAGGAGCAAGTTTTAGAATACGCAAAAAATGAAGGTCTCTACTTTGAAGAAGATGGGGAACTTGATGAAGCTAGCCAAGAAACAACTTATAGTGCTAAGAAAATTGCGGAATTCCTAAGACTTGGAAGAATGTTTCAAATCAATGAGATTATTGAAAAAAGCAATCGATCACAAAAGTCTCTGCTTGTAACAGTTGCAAGAGAAAACGTTGATAACTTAACAACTAAAATCGTAGATACAATAGAGGAAGGTCTACAGGTCTCAATTAAAGGTGATTAATTATGAAACAATTTGGCTCTTTATATAGTCAAGCGCTAAGTACTTTAAAAAGCAATACTTTAGCAAATATGACAGATGAGGACATCGAATCTTATCTTTTCAATTTGGCTATAAGAGCTATTGCCTCATTTAAATTTCCTAGAGTTTCTTTAGATTTTGAAGATACCGTGGAAGGATACGCCTTTACAGAAGAAGTATCTCAAAAGGAAATAAATGTTTTACTTGCTTACATGAAGATGTATTGATTAGAACAACAAATTGACGATGAGGAGAGGTTTGAAAACCTATATTACGATAAAGATGTTAAAACATTTTCTAGGGGGAATATGTTAAAAGCATTAAAAGATCGCTATGAACTCGCGCAAAAACAAGTAAAAAAAGTAGAATATGATTATTCTAGAACAAGAGATAAAAACGGGATTATTGGATTAGGAAGGATTTACTCTAATGAGTAAGTATTCAGTTTTTAAAAACCGTACCGAGGCAGAAAAAGACTCAAACAAAACCCAAAGATCTTTATTTATCTCAGAATCAGCCTCCTCTACTGAAATTTACCATATAACAGAAGACACATATAAAACAGCAGCATTTGTAAAAGAGCATCGTGAGGGTATGGACCAATCGTTGCTCTTCACATACGCTGATGAAGAGTTGCCCGTTGAAGCAGGGCACTATATAGAAATAAAAGAAAAAACTTATCTCGTATTTATGGAATACAGACATTCAGCTGAAGAATTTTACAAAAAATTTAAGTTAGTTGAGTGTAATGGTGTGATAAAACAAGAAGGAAAAGATGATTTGCCGGCCGCATATTTTGGTAGCTTAAGGTCGTTTATGTCCTTAACGGGCTCAGATACAAATGGAATAAATTTTTCAGAGTCTACTGAAAAGCCTATTTTACTTACTTCTGATAAAGATTTTTTAAGAAAAGACTATAGATTTATGTTTATGGATGATATCTATAAAATTTTAACATCAGATTATAAAAGTAATCCAGGTATAGCTTATTTATCAATTAAAGAAGTGCCTTATAATGAGGTCGTTGATAACGTTGATAGCGCTGGTAATATTCCAAAACCTTCTCAAAACTATTCTTCTGATTCAGTATACGCAGGTGATGAACTAACCGTTAATACAAATAGTGGTTATTTCGATACTGACGTTAGAGTGGATATAATTAATAGAACATCAGACCAGGTAACCTTCAAGGTACCGTATGGTGTAGATAATTTAATTGTAGGAACTAAAAATGAATTAGATGAGCTAGCTACAACAGAATATAAGGTTGTGATGTAATGAAAATATTTTTGAAAATAGAAAGAATGATGTCTCAAATAAAAAGGCAAATATTGAAAGATGAAGAAATTAGAAAACTACTGTATTATGGGACTCCAGACGCATTAGAACAAAGCTCTGTTCCCACTCAGGAAGAAATTATTGATTTTATTCATTTAAGCAATTATGTTGATAGAAAACAAAATGAAAATCAAAATGCCTTTATAGTTATATACGTAACTGGTGTTGATATTGCTGATGAAATAGCTGAGACGCAATTCCAAATAGCAGCTTATGCTTGAGAAAACACATCAGTTTTGAATAATGATAAAATTAGAACTTTAAGGTTAATATATAGAATAACAGAAATTCTAGAAGGAAAAAATCTTAATTTCACTGGTAAAATACATTGTTATGGTGCTACGATAGAGGGCTTTGATAATGGGAATATTGTAGGTTATACTAGTACCTGAGGAGTTACAGACGATGATGGATTTAACGAATTATAACCATAATTTGACAGAAGAGGCGCTACTTGTCAATTTACCAATTTTTATAGAGTCTCAAGAAAGAGACATAAAAATAAGAATACCTACCTATAGAGATACATTAGAGCATTATAACTTTAATATATTTTTGTCAATACTTAGCGTAGAGTATAAAAAATTAGCGCAATATAAAAAAGAGCTTCCCTTTGCATTTAAAAATAGAGCAGAGCTAATACGTGGATTTGCACTTTGGTCAGCGTATAAGGAAATTATCCAACACTATATGGAAAAATATATTGAAGGAATACAATTTCACAAATTAAAAGCTGAAATAGATGAAGTCAAATTGACTTCTGAAGAATTTGAGCTTATTGCTGACATCTTGCTTATTGGATTAGCTGTAAGAAGCTATGATTTTGGAGACAATGGCTCCGATAAAGAAGATAATTCTGAACAAGAAACAAAGAATGAAAAGATTAGGCAAATGCTTCAAAAAGAAAAAGAGGCAAAACAAAAAGTGCTAGCCGCTAAACAGAAAGAAGCCAAAAATAGCGGCAACAAGGTAACAATGGAAAAATACATTATGAGTACTATATATACGTTTGGAGTTAGTTTGCAAGAGCTTTATAATTCTAACCCTTATACTATTTTCTGGTATTTTAGAAACGTACAATTAATAGATATTCATAAAGTAAATCAAATTGCTGCTGGAAATGGTTTATTATCTGATAAGAAAGGTAGTAAATATAAAGGCATATTACAATATTAGAGGTGATTAATATATGGCAAGTTTAGTAGATCATTTTAATGATAAGTTTGGTATTGTTACGGTTTTAGACGCAACATTCTATAATACTGATGACGATACTCCACTCATTGAATTCGATACCCTTACTGTTTCAAATATTTCAGCAGAAGGGGAACAAAAAGAAATTAGAGGTGGCCAAGGTGCGGACCTATTAATGCAATATGATTACGGTCGTAAAGCAGAGATAGAGATTACAGACGCATTACTATCAATGGATTCTTTACAAAAACTATGAGGT